CCTGACTTAATCTTAATATATCAGCAGGATCTGTAGCATTGGCTATCTCACCTTTGAGTGCTTTCAGCTCTGCTTTAATGGCACCTAAGCCTGTTACATTTATAGGTATAGTTACTTCATTCATTATGCTAAAAGTATTTTGTGGGCTACCCCGTTAATAATTACATCCCATGTTCGTGTTTGTGCAGCTGCTGCTACGCTCACTGCCCCTGCAGGATAACCTACACTACCTGATACAAACTGATTAGAAGCTGTGGCAGTTGCATCTCGGCCTAGTATAATTGAAGCATCAAAGTTGCCACTGTCAGTGTTAAGTCCTATAGCTGTGTTATCACTGCCCGTAGTGTTATTAGCTAAAGCCCCTAAACCACTAGCTGTGTTATCACTGCCTGTAGTGTTATTTTGTAAAGCCACTTCCCCAACAGCTGTGTTACCAGTACCTATACTGTTATTTAGTAAAGCACTTGAACCTATAGCTACATTATTATCACCTGTACTGTTATTAAATAAGGCACCTTCCCCAACAGCTATGTTAAAACTACCTGAAGTGTTATTTGTTAAAGCACTTGAACCTATAGCTGTATTAGATGTACCTATACTATTATCCTCTAATGCTAATGCACCTAAAGCTGTGTTATCATAGCCTGTAGTGTTATTAGCTAAGGCATTTTGACCTATAGCAGCGTTAGCACTGCCTGTAGTGTTACTTCTTAACGCACTTTCGCCATAGGTAGTGTTACTAGTCACACCCCCCTGCCCATTATTCCATAGAGTTAAATCAGTATCATTAGTTTGAACAAATGAAGGGAAGAGCTCTGAAGTAGATGTGCCATTTATGCTAGCAGTTATTAGGTTATCTGTTACCATTTCATTCTCACTCACTATGTTATCATCACCTACTACCACTGATCTAGTACCACCCACTATCACGTTACCTCTACCCATTACCATAGCATTAGCTTGGTTACTGAATACATTAGATGCTAGCATCTTAGTGGTGTTAATAGTGCTCATAGCTAGAGCTTGCATAGGGCCTATAGCTGATGGAGCTGTAGGTACGATAGGACCACCTGGTCCCATGAATGGTGTGAAGTTAATTTCGTTATCTATGCTGATGAGTTCTACCCTTGTAAGCTTGCGAGCATTGGCATCATAGTCTATTACCTTATTGATATTCCACCATGAGTTATCTATGCGTATCTTATCATTAAGCTTCAAAGCTTGGATGTCATTCTCCTTCAAATCAAAGTTAGCTATGAGCATCTTACCATTGTTAATCTGCCCCATGGTCCTCCTCCAATATCTATTGTATAGATTGTTATCAGTTAGGTTGCTAGGTTGGTAATAGTAGAAATCACATATAGCGAAGTTAATATCAAAGCTAGGAGTAAGTGGATCATCAAAGTGGCCTACTAAAGGGTAGTCTGTTAAGTTAGTCATACCCACACTGCCATAGTCATAGATATAGAATTGACCACAGGTTGCTAGTGGGGTAGTAGTGGTAGTCTTATCGTATAGTATTCTTATGTTTGTCTCAGGTGCTGATCCTGCTATCATAGGCACGAAAGCTCCAAACAAAGTTTTAATAACAGGAGTAGGGCTAAAAAGTATAGGTTGAGTAGCTACCTCCTTAACATACTCATTATCAAAGATAACCTCTACCTGACCATAGATATCATTAGTAGCATTTGAATAAGTTACATTGGGTGCATCTTTATCAGGTGCATAGGTGAGTATAACTTTCTTAGCTGTAATCTCAGGTAAAAAGGATAGCTCTTGTTCCTGGTCCTTAGCAAGTTTCTCAGTCCAATCTACCTCCACCCCACTATCATAGAAGTCATCCCTATTCTGCAGTAGCAGTTTGTTAGGTTGAGTGCTATCTATTGAAGCATATAGGTTAAACATATTAAAGATGCCCTTAATGAAATCACTCTGCTTAATCTTTTTAGGCACATAGTCATTCACATCTATTGTACCACCAATGGCATATACTGTACTATTAGGCACTATGCTTATTTGTATGGATGTGATGACAGCTTGTATTCTTAAAGTATTAGCTAGTGGGAAAGTTCCTGTAACTGAGTTTCGCCTCCACAGCCTAAAGTTATTAGTGTTGTTTATTTGTATATTTTGCTGCTGCACGTTTATACCTAAAGTACCCAATGATAATTGGTTAAGCTGTGGATAGGTAAGTGGTAGAGTAAGTTGAACAGTTTGAGTTAAAATATTAGTAGTTCCTACAGGTACAGATAAAGGGCACTGTACAGCATTCTGTGCAAAGTTAGAGTTAGCAGGTGGGGCAATGTTTGTATAAAGGTTAGATGGTATCATACCCTGAGTAGCATCACTTACTATTAAATATGGTTTGTATAACACAGCTGCTGCTGCACCATTGAATGAGCCAAAACAAGTAACACCTGTAGTATTTACTATATTAAGCTGATAGCTCATAGTGATACTATAGTCATACTGCTGTGAGTTAGCTGAGCTGATATTAAAGGGTGTAGTGTATACACCTGTTACAGGGTTAAAGATATTCTGAGGATCTTCAAGCTCAGTCCAGTTTGTTATGTTTACTTTACTTGCAGGGGCTATGTAACTTCCTGCACCTATATCTGTTCTCCCCTGAGTAGCATAGGTGCTAGCAATAGTAGTAGGCACTGTAATCTCTGCTTTAACTAAATAGTCATTATAGTCAAAGTTATCTACACCACCATTGTAAGGGATGATGAGCTTATCAAATCTATCATAGGCAATGGTAGGCCAATCATAAGTGAAGCCAGCATCAGCGAAAATTCTATCAAAGTATACCTTAGTAAAAATAGCAGGCTTGAACTCTTGAGTGTTGTATACTCCTACACTTGAAGATGGTAGAAAATACTTAAAGCCATCCACTACTGTGTTATCAAATCTAGCTACTACATTGTTAGCATCATAGGTATGGTTAAGATCACTAAAGTCAATATCAGTTAGGTCCTTGTTAGCAATGGCTGTAAAGAAATCTGCTTTGCTATCCTTAATCAATACCTCATACTCCACATGCTCCTCATAGCCATCAGTGAGCTGTGCCTTTTTAACCGAGGTGAGCTGAACAGATACATCCTCCATTATTGGTATGCCATCCTGAATAACTGAGCCTGTAGTAAGAGCATTGATATTGAAAGTGCCCTCTACGATATTCACATCATAGTAATGGTTGAGTAGGTTGTTGTTATTCTTACTGCCAGTAAGAGTGATAGTCTTTGAGTAGTTGCCTTGTCTCTTAGATACATCCCTAATATCCCCCACCTGAAAATTCAAGGGGAAGGCAGTGCCCTCTTTAACATCTAAGTAGCCAGTGGCTAATTGTATCCTTACCATCTTAAGAGTTTACTATATTGTTGTTAGCTAACTTAACTACTATGCTTTGCTTTATTAAATTCTTATTGCGTTGCTTAAACTCTTCAAAGGTAGAAGTAACTATAGTACAACTCACATACTCAGCACTCTCAGGTGCCTCACAATCTGCATCATAATTGCTGATCTTAATGTAAGTGTTAGGTGAGCTTATAAGTTCAGTAAAGTACATAGCCATTGTCTCATTCATCCAATCGGTGTTGAGTGCTATAGTGGTATCAGTGCTGATGTAAGTGTTAGTCATACCTGTCTCAGTAGTTTCGTATAACCATCTATCTATCCCTGAAGTCTCAACGTATCCTGGTATATCCTTATTAAATTGCTCACGTGTTACATCTCCTGTAGTGTATGCCCTTCCTGTAAAAGCAAAGCTACCCCATGAGCCCATACGATCTAAGAATAAGATTGAGTGCTCTACTGTTCTCACCCTTCTATCTATGTTCACCTTGTATTGCTTTGAGGATGGGAAGCTATTGCGTTCATAGCGTACTGTATACCATTCAGTGGTAGGCTTAATCATTGGTAGAGCTCCTGATATTACTGATAGCACCCCATAGTTATTAGGGCCCATAGAGATACCACTAACATGATCTACTGCTGTTACGTTTTTTTCAAAGCTATCACCATCACTTGTCTGAAAGAACAAAGTATCAGGAGGAGTAGGTGATCCATTGGCCACAGCATTTACCCATAGATCCTGGGATAGTGTAGCATAGAAATCAGAAGGAGGTAGGTTGGTTAAAAATCTATCTTGAAAGCCATTAAGCATGAAATCATTATAGTCATAAGCAGGCCACTCTACCCATCTGATTGCTCCGTTGAATACAAAGTTATTAAGTGCTGTAATGATATCCCTAGTGATTGTCTTGCGACCATCTGCAAAAGTGATAGCTCCATTGATAGTTATATTGGTAACAGCTGCAAATGGTGAGTTAACTACCAGGAAGCCTACCCCTACAGATAGAACTGTGAACAGCCCCTCAAGGTTTGGATTGGCTACACCTAAGTCAGCCTGAGTGATATTGATTTGATCCCCTGCCACAAATGTATTGACCACGTTTATCTGCACGTTGACTCCACTAGCTGTAAGGTTGTTAATATATGAGGTAGTAGTAAGATACTCTTCGCCTACCTTCACATCATACTTGTAGTGGCTATTGACTGCGTTGTATACTGTAGTGTTAGTTAGGTTAAGGTCATAACTCACCTGAGCCTGTAAGAGCTTCGATAGATCTACCTCACCATAGCCAGTGCTATACATGGGCATTACCCTGTACTCTGCTATCTTATTAGCTGTACCACTTTCGTAGATGTCAAAGATATACTTAAAACCTTGTAGGTTATTGTTTGAGCTATCATAGATAAACTTGATAGGGTTATATGCAGGCATCAACGGTTGTGCCCTTGCTATGTTTATAATTGCCATAACTATATTATTTAGATTTGATTATTTGTTTTTGAACTCACTCATAGCTATAGCATAAGCCTGATCTAATAGCTGTAGGTGCAGCTGCATCCTATCAGGTCTATTGAATACTATCCTCACCTGCTTACCTGTCTTATGGTATATGAAGGCTTGCACCACTTGTATCTTATGTAGTATCTCAGAATGCATAGTATGAATCATCAGTGTAGTACTCCTGCCTTATGTGAGTAGTGGCATAACGGATGGCATCCATGGCATCATCAAATAGTTTGACAGGCTCATCAGTTATGAAGTCCCCTATCTTTTTCCACTTGTAGTTCTCATACTCCCTTCTGATTGCCTTATCATCCTGGCATATAACGCCAAACGTCTTAAGGTTATCTATGCCTTTCTTAACTACCTTGTTTGCATTCTGCACATCGTACCCTGCTATGTTCATCTCCTGTATTATTTCAGGTCTAGAGTAATCTGCTAAGATGGTGACTGTCTGTTCTATCCCTAGGGTTGCTAGCTTCTCTATCAGCATTGTGGTAGTCAGGTAGCTCTCATAGATGACAGGCTCTATGTAGATATCATTATCACAGTAGTACACTCTCATCAAAGCTGTGGGGTGATTGTATCCAAAGTCTAAGCCATACACGTACTTAACAAATTTGCTAGGCCTATGAGCTATGAAGGTCCATTGAGAATAAATGTTACTCTTACTGATAGCCTTCTCACCTAGGGCATAGATTTGATAGAGTGCCTCATCTGTTCTAGCTAGATCCTCTATCTGAGCTTTGATACTATCAGGTAGGAAGGGGTTATCTTTGTAGGTGCTTTTTATCTTTATACTCTCATCAGCAGGTAGCTCATATAACCAGGATGCACTATCAGATGGGTTATAGTCAAAGATAAGCTTATCCTCAGTACGCATATTGAGTTGGGTGAAGTCATCAAAGTACAGCTCATTGGCTTCATTGCACCAGGCTATATCCCTTTTACGGCCCCTTATCTTTTGCTCATCATCTACACTAAAAAACTCCACCATAGATCCATTAGCAAAGGTGTAGATGTGCTCACTCTTGTTATGCATCTCCTGCTTATACAGCCCTATCTCTTTAAGGATCTCTATGAAGTCTCTGAGCACTGTAGCACGTAGGGCAGGGAAGGTCTTTCTAATTACTGACACCACCTTATTGTTATTCTGAAGGCAGTAGATGATCATGAGCTGACAAAGGCTGTAAGTCTTAGAGCTTCTACTACCTCCCTCATTAATTATGAACCTCTTATCTCCTAAGATGGCCTCATAGTTTTTCTCAAAGATGGCAGTCGCTTTTATATCCATAGCAAAGCTAGTACCTAGTTAGATACTATATTGGTATTATTATTATTATACTACTTAACTATAGTAACAGTTATAGCAGATATCTTCTCATCACCACTGGTTACATCTGTATGCTCTTTTAGTGCATTGAGACGTTGAGTTATGGAGGGGTTGAACTGTCCTACCATTCCACCTGTGATCTGATCGTTACGGATCTCTTTCTTTATGTGCGTACAGACAGTCCTATATTCAGAATATCTGTTATCAGTGTTATCAAAATAATGATGCACATCACTGTAATTATTATAACAAAATATCTCAAACCCCTCATTAGTCAAAGGTACTCTTAAAGGCTCAGGCACCATCTCTGCAGTCTTTTGTGATAGCACCCATTTAATTCTAGGGTTATCTGCACAATGAGCTTTGTAAGCTTCAAATATCTCCATTAACTTCTCAGGACTTTCTATCAATTTAGGCTTAGGCATCTTTCTCGTTTTCTATCCCTTTGTACTTAACCTTAGGAGTGCTTTCTTCAAATAAGTAACCTAAACCAATAGAGGTATAGTACTTATGCTCTTTAGCCATCTCTTCAGTTACTTCTATAGTAGTCTCATAGTTGCCATTGTAGGTAGTGATGTACGTACCTAAGTGTTCATTCTTTGTTTTCATATTGATCTAAAATTAAAAATGTATAATAAAATGCTATCCAAAGTCCTGCAGCTCTTGAAGCCCAAACATAGTCTAAACAAAACAAAGCAAGTCCACAGCTTAGAGCTATTAACAGGCTAAAGATACTAATTATTTGGCTCATTCTCATACCTATATTGTAATTTGTTTATGTTTTGTTTTAATTCTTTGATCAGGTAATAAGCAGAAGTATGAGTAATACCGAAATATGTAGCTAATGCTCTACTGGTTATGTACCCCTTATCAATGTATGCTTCAAATACTATTAGTTGTATCTTATCTTTTATTTCTTTACGATAAATTTCTATTAATCCCTTGTTAAAAGAATAAATTTTATCTTGTTTCAGTTTATACATCAGGTCATCATCATCTACAGGTTCAGTGTTTTGGTGTTCAATGGCTGTTATTTTATCATCTTTATGACTTTTAGATGTACTCCACAGTATTTGATATTTAATTGTGTTGAGCAGATATCCTTTTATTTTATCAGGATCACCATCTATATTAACCACGTGCAAGTATGAGTTATTGATAACAGTATCAGCGTCGATATAACTACCCATCTTAGATAGAAAGTAGGCAGTGTATGCCCTCACCTCAGCATAATTGCTGTTAATGTACTGATCTAAGGCTTTTTTCATACCATGTCTCAAAATCCTTGGACCATATTTTCCTACGAACAGAAGCACAAAAGCATTCCCTAGGCTGTCTACCTTCGTATTTTTCTTTAATCTTATACAATTTAATACAATTGTATTTAGTATACCTATCAGCATCAGGCATCTTAGCTATTGTATCTACGAGTTCTATCTCAGCTTCTGTAAACATTCATCTAGTATATAAGCAAGCAGTGCAGCCTGACAAGCTAAAATAAAATCAAAGGTACAAAATATAGTAAACCAAAAAGCCACACATTTAATACATCCTAGTGCAGAGTGTATATGTATGGCTATTGGATACCTGGTGTTATACTTAAATAAGCTGTTAAAGGTTGCTTGTAATGGCTCAAAAGTAACAAACCACCAAGCTAATGGTATAAGGGTTAGTAATATCATAGCCCAAATATAATCAAATTAATTAGAACGGCAAGTCATCATCTGCATCATCTGGCATTAGTGGTATCTCTGTATGCACTGGCTTCACATAAGGCTCTTGAAATGTAGTACTAAAATATTTAGTGCCTGATTTACTTTCTTTAAGCCATAGAGCTACCTCCATATCTTTACCATTTACATTCACCTTACCTTTGTAGTCAGGATGAGTTTCGCTTGTCTTTTTATCATTTTTAAAGATAGCACCTGTGTTGTTTTTAGTTTCCATTGTTAATCTTTGTTAAAAATTGTTAATAAATAATTGATAGTAATCACCCACCCCCACACCACAGCAGGGGCTAGCAATATTGATAGTATGATAATCATAGTTGTTTTATTAGTTCGTTAAAATACTCTCTACACTGTTCTACCCTCACCTTAATCTGCTCTATCACCTCCTCATCTCTTTGAATAGTAAATATCTTCACTCTCTTAGCATCAGGTATATGATTGAAGCTGTGCTGTTTTTGCACCTGGTCCCTTAAGTCTAGGTTCTCCTCCATTAGCCCTAACTTATAGTGTGCACTCTTTACCTCCTGTTCTACTATGGCATGGGGTGTATTAGTTAGGCAGTAGCATAACAAGGCCTCTTGCTTATCAGTTAAAAACATATAACCTTGGAGCTGATAGTAGTACTCTTTGTTAGGTACTTCAGTTTCAAACCATGGAAAAGTACTGCCACTCCATGAATTTTTTACATCTATTAGCACTTGATCAGTGACTACATCAGGAGTCCCTGTAAGCCACTCATTACTATACTGCTCTTCATTCTTAAACAGAAAGCCTTTATCTACTTGCTCCATTACAAAGCTGAGGCACATATCCTCGCACTCATTACCCTTGTCAGTATACTTAGAAGTAAATTCCTTTCTGATACCATAAACGTGTGCTAGGGCTAAGCCCTGAATATACGTCTTAGTTGTTTGTGATAGTACCTCCCCTTTATTTTTGGGGGAAGTCATTATCTTACCTATTGAGCTGCATCTAATCTTCATATCATAGGTATTAAAAGCAGTGAATTAATCTGAGTATCATTAAGGTCAAAACTATCCTTTAACTTCTCTACAGTATACTTGCCATCTGCTATTGCTTTAACAGCCTCAGCAAATCTTTTTGCATCCATCTTAGGCTTAGCAGTTGTTGCTATGTGACCATCGTCATCAGTTGACTGAAGCGTGAGCAGACTTTGGATGGTGTACCTCCTAAAGTAGCTAATCTGTGAGCCTTGCTTTTGTGCATCTAAGCTAAGATCTAAAGTCATACAGCTAGATATACTAAAGCCAGTGTAGATACATACTATCTGAGTACAAACACTACCACCTTCTATAGGCTGTAGTAAAAGTAGATCATGCTGTAATAAGATAGGCTCAACAGCTTCTAGAATACTATTGATATCAGCATAACTCTTCTTAAAGTGTGGGTTCGTAGCATTCTTATGTACTTTACCTATTAGTTGTTTTGCCTGGTGAAGGCGAACATAGAAGGGAGCAGGCTGCTGCTCAACCTCCTGAGGCTTTACAGCCTTAATTGTTGTTTTTTCCATTGGTTAGTTATTAAATTGTTTACAAATATACTAAAATTAATCTAGTTTAACATTATTTTCTAAAATTATTTCTCTAAGCTTATTCCTCACCTCATACATCTCCTCTTTACCATTGTACTTGTACTCACTTCGTAACCACTCATCCATCTCCACAAGTGCCATGTAATAGTTGAAGCCATTGTTAGCGTGGTTAAATTCCTCCTGATCATCAGGTAGGTTAAATTCTAGGGTTGCTTTCATATAGTTCGCCAAAGGTGGCTAAATTTGGTAGTTTTGGCTAAATATATCATACCACTCCACAAAATCATCAAAGGTCTTGCTTATGATATATATTCCTCCTGCAGCTTCTATCATTGCCTGGTATTGCTTCTGCACTACTGACTGCTTATCCTTACCTATCTTTACTTCTATCTTTACAGATCTCCCATAAATAGTAGCAGAGATATCTGCAGATCCTGGTGTTCCTGTGCCCTTAGTCCACTGCCCTGCAGTCTTAGTACCATCGGTTCTATAGCTTTGCCTAAATACTCCCATAGTATTAATACGCTCAGCTTGATGCTTAGAGTGGTTAAGAAAGTCAGTGATGCATCTAGTTAATCCATTAGCTGTAGCATCTGAGTACTTGGTAAAAGGTATTATGTGCCCTGGTGCTGATGGATACCTGTAGCTCATGTACTTCTCCTCGAGCTCATGAAGTCTTTGTTTGTTTTGTTTGTTCATAATTTACTAATTTTAAAATATCTACCTGTTGAAGTTCTACCTTTTTCAAAATGATAACCCTTAAACTTGCAATACTCATTAACCATTTTTAAATATTTTTGAGCATTAAGATCATGCCATCCTCCTGTATAAGTTTGAAAATCTTGTATAGATACATTGTTATAGTGAAGCACATTAATTGTTATATTGTCTTCAATAGCATAATCATAAAATTCCTTATTAGTAGCTGAAATAAACCTTTTGTGATCAGCATTAATAGCTTTTGTTTTAACTAAGCCCATTAATAAAAATTTTTGCAGGTTACTAATCATATAGTTGTCAAAAATTAACCAATCTACTATAGTCCAGCTGTCAAATAATAACCTGCCATACTCATCTAAGGGATTACGCTGAGCATTAAAGTACTGATTAAATTCTATTTCGTGCCTTCTTCTATCATGGCTACCACCTGCACCACTTATTACATAATTAGTAGTTATCACTATCTTAGGGCTTCTCTCAAATGGAATAAATATCTCGTCTTTGTTTTTTCTGTTCACTGTTATGCCTTCTGAGATAAGTGAGAATAACTGCTCAAAATCAAAGTTCTTTTTAACATCATCAAAGGCCAGGATCTGACTATCTAAATTTACTCGCTGATAAACAAAATCAGATTTCTGAGGGTTGAATGCTTTACCATCTATCTTAACTATATTTCTAATCTTACCTATAGCAGTTAGCACTAAACTTTTACCACTACCTCCATTAGGGTTATCATCTATCTCCTGATCATTAAAAATAATTGATTTTTGGTCGGTTTTATCTTTGTAAGTATGCAGTAGATATCCTAGGATAGTTTCTAAGGCATTTATCCTCTGATCATCATCTGCAGATACTTTTGATACAAAGTTCTTAAAATCATTTTCAATGGTCTTAGTTGGCTTGTAATCTCTATCAATGATTTGTCTATCCCAAATGTACCCATCTATATCTATGTAGGGCACTATATCAATCTTATCCTTAGTAATCTTTACCACTCCATTACGATAAGGTATAAAGCTCACATTTTTAGTATCCTGCAGCATCATTAGACTAATGGGCTCTAGCATAGAAAGATGGCCATCTGTAAATAAGTAGGGTGATTTGCTACAGTAGTTCCATACATCAACCTGCTTTTGCTTCATAAGATAAGCTAACACAAAATCTTTAACCTGGTCCACTGAACTAAGATTAACTTTGTTCTCTATTACCCTTACAAATGTCGGTTTTTCAGACCTCTCAGGATAATATTTATTAAAGCCATATTTGTATAGAAAATCTCTATACTTCATAGGATCTACACTAACAATTTTTTTATCACTGATAGTCCAAAATACATCCTCAGAATTAGCGACATCTTTTTTAACATCCTCAACCACATCAGGCTTAATATCTAATTGCTTAGAAATATCAACAGGTGAAATCCCCTCTTTTAGTTTTGACCTTACCTTTAAGATAGTATCTTTATCCTCAAAGTATTTAGTGCCTTTATCACTTCTTTTATAAGCAGATCCTACACAGGTATTAATTTCTATTTGAGTAAAGGTATTATCACTGTACTGATGTAGATAAAATTTAGCAGTATTTTCACTGATACCATACTCACAAAAACAGGATGCTACTTTAAATACCCAATTATTTCTACCATTAGATATATCTCCATGGTTAAACTTCATTATGTTTTCAATGATAGTGCTTTCATTAGTCATTGGTAGCACTGGCACCCTATCAAATGAGCTATGCCCTTTCTCCTCTTCTATCAGAGTAAACACCTCAGCATCTAAATTAATATAAGCATTAGGATCATAAGATTCAAAACACACCCTGCTAACATTGCAAGAGCTTGCATCAAAGTAATCACTGTCTATGTACTCCTCAAATGCTTTGAACCTTCTCTTATGCGTGAATTTATCTGATGGTGGTATCTTAATCACACATTTTAGGCCTTTCCCTGATGGTGATATGAATATCATAAACACATTAGTACATTCCATTAGCCTAGCTTTCTCAGCTTTCATTACCTTACTACTAGGATAATCATCAAAGTCTAAGATGCAAAGTCCTGAGTGCTCAATAAGTCCATTATCATTCCTTTCATTAAACGTACCATTAAACATGATAGCTCTAAGGCTGTTTTTTAAACTGCTATATGCAAGATTATCATCATCCATAGCTCTAAGAGCAGTAATCTTATCAATAAGCTCAGGATAGCCCTCTTTTATCCTATTGTAAACATCCACCACATCCTGTGTGTAGGGAGTTTCTTTAGAATTGAATAGGCTTTTAAATACAGATATGTTCATAGTTAGTTAGTTAGTTGGGCTGTAAATGTAATCATTATTCTTTAATGACAAGTTTTTTATATTTATGACAGGTTTATGACAAGTTTTTTTTTAGTGATAAGTTTGCTACTATTGACTATTAGCGTTTTTATGACAAGATGACAAGAAAATAAATGAAAAAAATTGTTTAAATTTTCAAATCTTTTACAGCCTCAGTTAATAAGAGAAGTTGTCATATCGTCATTTGTTAATAGTAATTAAATCTGATTTCTTCTTTAAGTATTTCTAATTTTTCAAAACTAGAACATTCTAACACCCTTTGTTTTAATGGTTTATAGTTTTCTTTAATTACAAATTTATCGCTTAATTCTTTAGTGTAAAGAATATACATATAATCATTGTATTCCATATAAATGTCATGTTTAGCTATTCCATTGATAATAGTTGTATGTCTTTTGTTAAACAATTTGCCAATTTGACATAATGTCATTCCATCTTTTTTAAGCACTTTATACAAATAATATCTTTTATAGAGTATATGCATGTATCTATTTTTTTGTTTTAGATCATATTTATCTATGATCATTTGTATTTCTTCTAATCTAGTCATTTTATTTTTTTTTTAATTATTAATTTATGAAAATAAATTTAATTGATTTTGAGCTACATCTTTCCAAGCGTCAGCATTAAATTGTAAAATTTGTAAATTTTCTTCGCTTCCATTGCCAATATATTTGAAAGATTTTGTAATAGCATTTCTTAATTTTAACATACCACTTTTATCTGAAGTTTGTTGTTTTAACATCCATTCAGAATTTAATTGTTCTTTTTTAACTTCGTTTGTTAATTTCCATTTATCTTGATTTTTATCCATTACTGCAAATAATGCCGGATTAGATGTTTTAATGTATAAAGTTTTATTATCTGCTTTGTATAAGGAACCAAAATAGTCGATCATAGCGAAACCAATAGATAATCCTTGATAATCAGGCAATATAACTATTCTAGATATCCTATATCCATTTTGAATATTTCCGTGTGGAAATGGTAAAATAGCAATAAAACCTAAGGGTTTATTGTTTAACAAAAAAACAAAACATTTTGATGCTTTATTTAAATCTTGACTCATATAATGATGTTGTTTGAATATATTCCAAGTTTCATATCGACATCGAAATATCGAAAGGTTAATTGTTGGTCGGCTGTGCCTTCGACATTCGTGTCTCTCGACACGTCCTTTAAGTGGTGAATAAGTCCAATCAGGCAACAACCATTCCATAATATCAAAGTGACAGGAAGCTAAAACAATTTTCTTGTTGTAACGTCTTATGTATTTTTGAAGTGCAAAGCTCATTGATTTAGCTACGTCTCGATCAACTACTGAAGTATACTCATCAATTAATACAACTTCATTTTCTTGAGCTTTACCTATCTTATACGCTAGTTCTGCTCGATATTGTTCTCCATTGCTTAAAGTATGAAAAGGTCTTAACCAAGTAGGCACACTGCTCAAACCAATAGAGCTTAATAAAGATGTTGCTTCTTGTGGTTCTAACCAATCAAAATTTGAAATCAATGCCTTTTCACTATCAAAATCTATACATTTTAAAATTCCAAATTGTTTTAATAAAGTTGTCTTACCTGTACCACTACCTCCGTAAATCACTCCTATATTCCAATTAAAGTTTTTGCAATCACCAAAGTTCATATTTATATCAACTGATGTTTCATCTTTGTTTTGAATATCAAATGCTTCAAAAATATATTCCGTGTATTTATCATTTAATATTTTGTTTCTTAGTTTAATTTGTTTCATGTTTTCTCAACTTTAAGTATTAGTTTGGGCCACATAGCCATTATCATTATTGCATGATCTCTATCTAGTGCCTCTAAGATCCTGGTGCCTACCATTTTCTTACCACCATCAAAAAAGTTATAGGTTACTTTATAGCGTTTCATTTCTCTTGTTTTATTTCGTTAAATTCCTGCTCTGATAGATAGTCAAGGTATAGCTCCAGGTTGAAGCTTCCACCTTTATCACCTTCACAGCTCTTGTCTCTCCACCATAGCATCTTTCTCTTAAGGCTAAAAGTGGTAGGTATCAATGTGTTTTCAGTAGTTTCCATATTTAGATACATTCAGAATTATTATAGGCCCACTCTTCTACAAGTTGGGTTGTCTCTTCTAGCTCTATGCTAGTCAAGGGATAGGTTAATTTATATTTAGTGGTAGTTAGGTAGCTATCTACTAGCAGTGCCTCATAGATACCTTCCTCAACAAAGTAACATCTGTATTCAGCTGTGTATATAATACCTCCATTTTCAGAGGCCCACCATACATTGAGGTAGCCTTTCTTTAAGTAGTCAAGTTCGTAGTTCATAATGCACAGGATATATACATTCCTACTAAAAAGAGTGTCAAGGCAGCTAAGCCCTGGATAAAATCAATAGTTCTCATCTAGTCCAAGTTTTTCGATTAATACTAAAAGTGTTGCATACTTAATTTGTAGTCTCTGAGCTGCAGGATCAGTGTGCCCGAATGCTCCGACCATTTCATTGTACTCATCCCTCAACTCTATTGAATAGAGGAGGATGGTGGCTGTCATTTGTTCTGTTGTCATTGGTTAGTTTTTAAGGTTAAAAAAATATGCGTTACCAAGTCGCACCCCTTGTTTTGTTAAACTGAATAAATTGTGAATTGGTCAAATTCTTCTTCTTCTTCCGACCACTTAAAATCAATATGACTTAATTGATGTCCGTAGTTTTTAATAACTCGTTCAATCGATTTTTCTAAATTTCTGATACCTTTGAAATAATCAAAATCATCTAAATCGCAATCTCCATCCGAAGTGTACACATAAACCATAAGTTCATAAGGGCTACCATTGTAATAATGATAAACACTTTTTGGTATTGCTTTAATGCAATCTTTTATTAGTGCTTTGTGTTCTTTTGTTACTTTCATTTTGGTTAGTTTTAAATAGTTAGTAATTAATTATACACAAATATAAGAATAAACATTTTAATGTGCAAACTTTTACGCTATCAATAATGATTATAAATAGTGAATGTGAACATATAAACCTATCATGTACAATAATAACATTAATTTGTACATAAGAAAATAAGGCTATAGCCTGAAAAACTGCAAAAAAAATAAGGCTATAGCCTGATAAAACCTTAAATATACTTTACAAAAATGGGTTAATATGTTAGCTATATTTTACATTATGCCATCATTATAGCTATTATGTTGACTATAACCATCAAGTTTATGGTGCAAAAAAATAACCCCCCTGCAAAACTAACCAAAGATACAGAGGGGGTATGGGGATCATTTAGATCCTTGCTGCAAATATATGTAAAAAATTACAAATTAAACTTATGACTATCAATATATTTTGTGACTATTCTATCTGATGTAGTAGCTCTTATTAATTTTATAGTTAGTATCCTTCCTCCTAATGGCTTAATGGGAGCTCCACGTTCAACGTGCCACCCCTGAGAACCATCTCCATACTCTTCTTTATAGGTGCCTGTTAGCATTAGGTGTAATTGCTTTTGCTTAAGTACATATCCTCCTACACTATGATGATCTATTGTATCTCTTACATCATTTCTGCAGCTGTTCTCATGGATGTGGCCCATTGTAAACACATCAAAGTTCTCATAAGTTTCTAAAGCCCTGGTTAAATTGATAGCACCCTTAGTAACTATCCCACCACCACCTGATCCATGGAAGTATTTTACCTTAGTTGAGTAGGAAGATCCCCATCCTGAAAGTTGCTTAATAACAAACCATCCACCATAACCACCTGTTTGAATATTAGATCCTGCTTTATAGTTTAGTAGATCTGTAAATCTTTGCAGTATATCAGTCTCTTGAAATTTGATTATAGCAGTTTCGTGGTTACCATAACCTACTAGCTTAATAATATTTGCATAGGGCAGGAACCAATCTACAGCTGTCTCCACTATACTATCTAAGTACTTTGCATTATTGTGCTCAGGTCTTATATCTGATTTGTTTCTCCTGTTATCTCCTCTACCTTGCATTAAGCAAAACATATCACCATTGATCATCACAGGTATATCCTCTTCTAAGCAATAGTCTAGGTGCCTCTTAAGCATATCTCTATCACAATGAGGGTTATCCCAGTGCAAATCTGATAGCATAGCAATTTGAGCATAAGGCTTATCAATGGTAAGCTCATGCACATTCTTAGAATGTTTAATCATAAATAAAGTTTTAGTAAAAGTCTAGTAACGAAAGACAGGAGTACTCCTATAATAAAGCCCCATAGTAAGAGCATCCAATTAGTTTTTGCTTTTTCTTTTTTCTCAGTCTTATATATGTACTTATACTTAAGCACATCCTGCTTTAATATCTGAGTTTTATACCTATATTCAATCTTAGTTTGCCACCTGGTCTTAGGAAGGTATACATTCTTAAAGCTGATAATAGTATCCTTAGTAGTTATAATTTTCTCCCATATAATAGTATCATTTACCACTACTGGTATGCTATCCACTGAGATAATTCTAATTGTATCACTATCTTGCACTAACTCTAGCCCATACTTAACAGCCTTCTTATAGTGGTATTGTGCTTTCTTAGCGTCTGAACAGCTAAATAGTAGGGATAGTACTATAATGGGTAGTAAATGTCTCATAGGCTCTCTAACATTGTTATCATTCTAGGGCATGGATAGATGTCACTCTTATCATGTCTCACTGAATTGTGGGTAAATATACCACTTTCTCCACGTAAAGCACGTTTATCAATATCAAAGATGGTAGCAAAGTAATCTTTAGGTATATTATATGTATCACAAAGGTATACTAGAAGCTGTCTAGTGCTCTCTATTTGAGCATCTGTATAAGCCTGCCAATAGATATGCCCTTTGTACGTTTTATCTAGTATAGTTACCTCAGTATAGTCTACTTTACCACCTACATAATTATAGTAGTATCCATTTCTTTTAGTCAATGGGCCATAGTTGCATATCTCTATACCTATACTAAGCTTATCTAAGCTCTTGTAAGATACTCCTGCCTCAGTAAATACTTCCTGCTTTAAGCCCAAGTGATAAGCCCAATTTTTAGAGCTGAAGCACTGCACGATTGTACCTCTTGCACCAATGATAAAAGCAGTTGCTACCTTGCCTACCTTATTGTTAAAGTATTTAGCTACAGCTACAGCATCAGGTCCACCTGCAGTATGGTGCAAATAGATTTGTCTCTTGTCAGTAAGCTCATCTACAAATTGATCTTTAGATAGACGGTGTTGAACTATCTTTGTTATATCTAACTCCATCTATATCGTTTTTAATTTCTTTAGAACGCTGTAATAAATTCTTAAAAGCTGACCATATATCTATGCCTTTAACAGCCTTGTAATTTTCTGAGATTGATATAACTTCTATACTACAAAGCACTAGGGATAGAATTTTTGTGAGCATTAATGGCACTGAAAAAAATTGTAGGATGATATCATTTAAAATAAACTTATCTATCAGGTAAAAACCTATCACTGCTACCTCATAAAGCATTAGCTTAGATATGATGGCTGATAGTTTACGTGATGTAATTGGTAGCCCTAACTTCTTTGACTTCCAAATACCTGTTAATGTATCCACTACAATAGCAAAACCAATTAAAAATAAAATACCTGTAATAGGTAAAAAAAAAGCTGATATCACTGCTAATAGTTGTAAGGATGATTTTTGAATTGATGATAATAGAATGGCTAACTGTAGTTTCATTAGAGTATTAATATAGAGTTATTATATCCATTCTCTCTAAAGGTGCCACAGGTTCCTAGGCAAGTTGTTTGCCATTGGTTAATGCAGGTGCAGTTATTAAACATAGGCCTAAGATCAGTATCCATATTAGTGGTAGATATGAATTGAGGGAAGAGTGCCCTATTCACTAGGAGCCATCTTATAAGTCTCTGCTCAAAGAATGATGCCTTTTGTGCGTAGTGCTCCATACCAAAGGCTACCTCATTACGAGATACACTAGCTGAGTAGTCACCTGATTGTGTTTGAAGCCCTTTGTTTTTAAGTTGGTAAGTCAAACCGAAAACAGCATCTTCAGCAGATCTCCAAGCTATTACAGGTTGAATAAACTCCACCAAATCTATCTCATCAGGGTTAAGCGTCTGAGCATTGTACTGAGTGAGCATATAGTTATAGAAAGTAGTGCCTAAAATAGGTTGTACTCTAAGTGCTGCCTGTGTAGCTATGTATGGTGTTACATCAGTAACATCCACATTTGCTGTAATAGGAGTATTAACTTTAAGATAAGTTTCAGTTATAAAATATAGCATTATACAGTGGGTGTTATAGGGGTTGCTACTATAGCAGCAGCTGCTGCACTTTGTGTTACATCACCACCCTCAATAGGAGGAAGGGATGCTAAGGCTCTCACCTCGTTAATTGTCATAGT